TATTGATTCATGGTTGCTCATGAACCTAGGAAGTAAACTGGGATATTTAACATAATATACATAATGCGCACTTTGCTTGCTCTAAAATAGTCAGCGCAAAAGCCATGCAACTCATTGTTATTGTTGATAATCCTAGCCCGTTAAACTTTTTTCCTATGCTGTGCCATAGTGTCTGTGCTTCGTAAGTTTTTGCCTTATCCATGGCTAAACCGACCAATGCCTTTTCTTTATCTTCGCCGATAGCCTCAGCAATCATAAGTATTTGTTTTTCGTTGAGATAGCTTCTTCCTTTTCTCACATCAGTGAGCATTTGAGGGCTTATCCCCAAATCATGGGCTATTTGCTTGTATTGCACATATCTCATTTGCTCTTTATAGGCGTCTAGCAACTTGTTTGTGTACATTTTTGCTTTTCCTTAAATCACGTTATTACTCTGATTCTAGATCATTTGTATGAAAGTTATCGTATTTACACTATGACAAATTTCATATTTACTATATGAAAAATCTCATACTGACACCCCATAGAGACTTAGCAATGACCTTTGAACTTAATAGACCTCAAAAACGTCCGGTTTACTTCGAGCATCATTCAGACGGCTTTTGGTGTTCTATTGATGGTCAACCTGAGTACTTCAAAACCAAACAAGAAATGTACATGTTTGCGTGTGGTGAGTGTCGAGAATTGATTCAAATCACGGATGAAAATGAGCGTGAGCTTCGTGAATCTGGTGCTTTTGATGCGGATTACTGCGATGAATAGAACGATTATCGACTTTGTTAGTTTCTCTGGCTCCCCTGAGCTTCTCCAACGTTGCAAGGAAATGGCTAAACAGCGTTTCGCAATTGCTCAAACTAACGAATTTCAATCTCAAAATGTCGTGGCTGTTGCTCATCGTGAGAAAACTCAAATCGCCTACTTCATGGAAAATCTTGCTCATGCTCTTGGTTGTGATGAGCGTAACGAATTCGCTAACAGTGATTTGTACTTTGCTGCGGCTGACAAGGAATTGAAAGACGCAGACCTAGAAATTGCGACGGATAAAACGTTCAAGGAATGTTACGACAATCTCATTTCTAACATCGGTATCGACATGTTAGACGTCCTTTGTCATGGAGAAATTGAATCGTTTCTTGAGGTACTTCAAAACGAAATCAGCTATGAGGGTAATCACTGGGAAATCAAACGTAAAGGCGGTGGATTCTCCGGTTATTCTCATTCGGCTAATTTGCTTTGTAACGGTACTCAGGCAGGCTTAGTGGCTTGGGGTGCGGCTAACTTTGGCTTTTATGTATCGTTCTCTGGCAAGGGTTGCGAGGCTGTTGATATGGCTAAGCTCCAACATGCACTTAAACAGATTCCTAATACAAAATTAACTCGTGTTGATATTGCTCTTGATGACATGCAAGGCAATGTAACCATTGATGAGATTAAGGAGCGTTACTGTAACGGTGAGTTCATTACACGCGGCACACCTCCATCTTGGGGTGAGTTTTGGGGTGGTCGTGGTATGAGTAAAGAAGACCGTAGAAAATGCGGTTTGGTTCCTGATGCTGGTCATACGTTTTACGTGGGTGCACGTGAGAACGGGAAGATATTCCGCGCTTACCATAAGGGTGCGCAACTTAAGTGTCAGGATTTTCCAAATTGGAACCGTTTTGAGGTTCAAATTGGTAATCGCTTTCGTGTGATTCCTTTGGATGTTCTAACCAACAGTGACCAATATTTTTCTGGTGCATACCCTGCTCTAGCAACGCTAATTCCTAGTGTTCAACCTGTGGCGATTCCGACGGTAAAAGTCCAGTTTCAAACGACATTAGAAAACGCTATCAAACATGCGAAAACTCAGTACGGCAAGCTTATTAACCTTATGGCTCAGCTTTACTCTGATGAGAAAAACGCGCATGAAAAAATCATTAAGCGTCTTACTGACGGCTTAGATATTACTGATATCCCCGACCGCATTAACTTTCCAGTCGGTCGGGCTTTAAACGCAATCAATCTGGAGTAAATGAAATGAGTAACACTATCACTGCTGTTGTGGCTGGCTGTGAGCATTCTGTCGGTCTGTCCAAAAAGGACGATACACCCTACAACTTTGCTCAGTTAAATATTCTTGTACCTAACCAAGGTTGGAAGTCTGCTAAGGGTCAATGTAAGGCTTATGGCTTAACTCAAAAGCAAATGTCTATGGCGGCTAACCCTGCTCTACTTTCTGAATTTGACAAGATTCAAAACCAGTTCCCTGTTAAGTGCGTTCTAACTCTTGAGCCTGACCCTGAGAACCCTCAGCGCAACTTAGTTACTGATTTCAAAATTGCGGAGTTAGAAGACGAATTATGACTCTCTCAGTCTGTGCGGAAATCCTCACTGATGGAACGATTAAAGCTTTCCCCTACGAGCCGTTAGCCAATTGTACGTTCGTAGTGGTGAGTAATGACGACTATCAGTTGATGGCGACTCGCGCAAACTTGGAGTTTGATATTGATGCAGCATTTTACGCTGAGATAACAGGTTATTTGCTGCTCTCTTTTGTGTCCGGCCATGTGCTTGGACGAATCGTTAAAGGGCTTGGTAAAGCCTAATCCTGTAAAACCTTTTGGAGATATTCCTATGAAAAAACTATCTGTTCTTTTGGCTACTGCGGTAGCGTCTGGCTCTACTTTCGCTGCTGACCATTCAACTGCTATCAATACGGCTGTTACTGAAGGTCAAGCAAACTATACGCTAGTTGTGGTTGGTCTGATTGGTCTAGCGGCTATCGGTTTTGGTCTTCGTATGATGATTGGCGCGATGCGTTCGTAATCACTATGCAAGATACGTTAACCGCCATACTCACCCTACTTTTCGCTCTCTCGATGTTCGGTGGATTCGTTGGGGGTTTTAAGTCTGGTATTAACGCCTCCTAGTGGGGCGTTATTTTTTTATGAGGAATATAAATGAGTATTAAACAAAGCATTGCGTCACTGGTTATTTTGCTGAGTGTTTCGTTTAGTGCTAATGCGTCGCTTATGCGGATTACAAGTACAGGTAACTATGGTTCGGTTGCTCTTGGTTGTACGGGCTACTCTATTGGGCAAGTGGTTGATACTTCTAGCCCTCCGTCCGTTTCGGGGGTTTCTTGGAATAACGAGGCAGGTAATTTAATTTCTTGTAAAACGGCATATTATTCTGGGGATAGATTATTAGTGGATTTTAAATACGCTCATCTTGGCGTACTGACCGGGGAAATTTTTGGCTCCCCTACAAATGGCTGTCCCGAAGGTCAGGAGATTAATCTAGAAACCATGAAATGTGAGGACAAGGAGCCACCTGAAGAGCCATTTTGTTCTAAGGATTCAACACAACAGCAGATGAGAGATTATGAGGCTTCTTGTCTTGCTGATGGGGGTTCTCCATCAATTGTTTGTATTGATGAGGCTGCGAATTCGCCTCTCGATTTTAGAATGTCTTGCGATATTGCTCCACCTCCAACTGAGGGGTGTACGCCGGATTCACCTAGTTGGCCTGCGTGCAAGGAGGATGAAAATAAATGTGATGAAAATGACCCTGATTGGGACCCTCGATATGGTACGTGTTGTCGTCCAGAAAATAACTGGTGTGACGTTCCTGCTCCTGAGTCATGTGTTATAGGTGGTTCCAATTGGCCTGCTTGTGCTGACGATATTGATGTTGACCCTCCGACGGGTGGCGACTTAGGCGACCCTGATAAGCCATCTGGCGGTGGTGGTGGTGGTTCTACTGACCCTGATAAATCTGAACCGGATGTTGATAATACTAGTGACACTCTAGCGGCTATTAAGGCGATGAATAAGGATGTTAACTCTCAGCTAACTGGTATCAATAACGACATGAACAAAAACCAAGTTGAAACAAAGTCCTCTTTGGATGCTCTCAAGGCTTCTGTTGATTTGAATACCGATACGGTTGTCGATAATGCAAACCATGTAGCTAATGCAATTAATGGTCAGTCCGATATGTTGTCTGACATTGGCAATAACACAAATCGCTTATTAACTTCTGCAAATCATCTTTTAAATGATGGTTTCGCTCAGCTTGCTAATCGTTTAGATGGTGTCGAGGCAACCAACCAAAAGGGCTTTGGTGATGTGGTCGATGCTATTGAGGGGTTAGGTAAACCTATGGTTGATGGTGGTGGCGGTGGTGCCGTTGTTCCCCTTTATTCGGCTACCCAATTACATAACTTAAACGCTGAGATTACTGTCCTTAAAAATGAGTATAAGGATTTATTAAATCAGTACCGTGCTTACTTCAATTTTACATCTGATGTTAACGGCGGTGATTACAACGCTCATAACATCGAGCTTACGGTTCGCGGCAATGTAGTTCGTCAACAGAATGCTGTTATGGCAGCGCTACAGGATAACGCAGGAATCATTGGGGCGGTGGTTTTGTTTGTATTTGGCTTGTTAGGGATAAGAGCAATCGGAGGGGCTTTCTAATGTATGAGTTTTTTCAATACATCACCAATATGGGTGAGACCATTCTTAACTATTTTAGTAATGCAGGTAGCTATTTTGATGCGGCTTTTGTGTGGCTCCAAGCATGGTGGATAAAAATGAAATTCATGGTGATGATTGAGTTTCTGCGTATCTCTTATTTGGTGGCGACAACATTATTAGATGAGATTGGTTTTAGCTCCCTGTTCTCTGATTTGTTTAACTTGCTTCCCTCTGAGCTTCGTTACTGGGGGATATTATTTAAAGTGCCTGATGGGATGGCTATTTATGCCAATTGCGCCACTACTGCACTTGTAATGAGAATGTCGAGGTAACAACAATGGCAATTAGTATTAGAACGGGTGGCAATGGCTCTTATAAATCCGCTTACACGGCGTGGTTTGTTATTCTCCCTGCTCTCAAGGCTGGTCGTGTGGTTGTGACCAACTTTGAGGGTATGCAGCCCTTAGAAGAAATTGAAAAGCGATTGAATATTAAATTCCCTTCATCTGCTAAGTTGATTCGTATTTTCTCGCGCTCTGAAATTGGTATTGAACTCTGGCAGCATTTCTTCTGTTGGTGCCCTCTTAACGCGCTCATTGTTATTGATGAGTGTCAGGATATCTTTTCTAAAAACATCGGCTTCGATGGTCGAAAAATTAAATACCGCCCTTTAGAAGAGTTTCTCCCAAACCTACCTAAAGGCTATAAGGAGTTTTTCGATTCTCGCCACGTTCCTGTTGATTTGAGTACGTTGCAATCGTGCGAGATAGACGATTTAGGCGTGGCTGAATACGACGAAAATGGTCGCATAATCTACCCGTTAACTTATAACGAGGGCTTTATGCGTCATCGAAAATACAACTGGGATATTGAGTTGCTCTCTCCCGACTGGCAACAGATAGATAGCTCAATCAAGGCGTGTGCTGAGCAAGCTTTCTTTCACAAAAATAGGGATGGTTTTTTCTTTGCTAAGCGTAAACCGTGGATATACAAACACCCTACCAATGTGACTAAACCAGTCATTCCTCAAAAGAAAGACGCAAACCTATTCCCTCAAAAAATCCCATTAGAAGCGCATCTACTTTATAAGTCTACGGGTACGGGTGCGGCTACTAAATCAGGTGGCTTGAATACGCTGTTTCGCTCTCCGAAATTCTTTCTAGCCTTGTTCTTAATGATTGCTTGTCCGGTGTATTTTATTTATGGCGCTATGGATTTACTTACTGAAGATGAAAGTCAGGTTTCAACAGATGAACTTGAGACGAAAACTAACAGCCAAAATTTGGAATCTATTCCGGCTGGACGGGCTTCGACGTCTGCTCAAGGGGATTCTGTTTTACCTAGCGGTGGGACTGCTAATTCGAGTAGTCAGCAAGGCGGCTCTCCTTTTGTTCCTGTAACGGATGTTCTCTATTTTGAGGGGCTTCAATCTGCCTATCTGTCTGGTTTCCATAAGAAGACCATCATTAAACAGAAAAACGGAATCAACCTGAGAACGGCTAACTTTGATGTGGTGATTAACGCCTATACCGACGATGGGCTTTATTCAATCAATAAGCGCTATCTCGATGCCGTGGATGTTCAATTTGAGCTATTGGACGAATGCTTAATGGTTCTCAAACAAGGTGAGCTTAAAAGCCTGATAACGTGTGAACCATCCACTAATGACCGTGGTGGTCGTGATGATTCCATTGAGACGGATGTCGCCAGTATTGGCTCTCTACGAGGTCAAGCGATGAGTGAAAACTCTTTTCTGATGTGAGTTAAGGATGTATGAATTTTATAGACAAGTTGCAAGGGATAAGCGCTCGATTCTTCGTAGTGGCTATGACTTCGCTGATTAATGGAATGGACCCTCTCTACCTAATCGGCTTCAAATGAGCCATATTGAT